CGTGACCCGCATCATCAAGAAGCAGGGTGGCACGATTGACTCCGACATGGCCGGCGAACTGGGCAACGCCACTGGCTCGTCCTACGCCAACCTTGCCTCGACGATGGGCGGCAAACTCATCGCCCTTGAGCCCGGGGAGGACATGACGTCCTTCCAGAGCAACCGCCCGAACGCCACCTTCACAGGCTTCCTTGCGGCGCTGGAACGCGACATCTCCCAGGGCGTCCTGCCTTACGAGTTCGTCGGCGACTCCTCCAAGCTAGGCGGCGCGACCGTGCGCCTTATCACCGCCAAGGCTGGCCGCGTCTTCTCCAAGTATCAGACCATCATCATCGAGAACTTCTGCGTCCCGACTTGGGGCTACATCATCGGCCAAGGCATCGCCGCCGGCGAACTGCCAGATGACCCGGACTGGAACCGCGTATCCTGGACGACCCCGAAGTCTGTGACCGTTGACGCTGGCCGCGAAGCCGCGAACGACCGTGCCGACGTCGAGATGGGCCTGCTTTCCATGTCTGAGCTCTACGCCCAGCGCGGCCTAGACTTCCGCACCGAGATGTCCAAGCGCGCCGCCGACATGGTGCACATCAAGGACTTGGCCGAAGAGTACGGCATCCCGTTTGAACTGCTGTTCCGTCCGTCCAACACCCCGGTCGGCACGATCAGCGGCGACGTCATGGAAGGCCCCGAGGCCCCTGAGGTCGAACCCGAAGAGGACGACATGGAAGATGACGACTCCGACGTAACCCCCGACCAACCCGCTTCCTAATTTCATTATGCGTTTCCTCACCAACGGACTGTCGGGCCGCGAGCCCCTCCTCATCGACCCGACCAAGGCCAAGGACCACGCTGTCCTCGCCGAGAAGTTCGGCTTCACGGATATGCTCGCGCAGCTCTTCGGCGTGGCCCCCAAGCCCTACGTCGTCGACGGCATCGGCATCATCCCGGTCGTCGGCGTGATCGGCAAGGGCCTGTCTCCTCTCGAAAAGATGATGGGCGCCGTGGACGTAAACGAGGTCTCCGAAGCCCTCGACGCGTTCGCCGCGAACCCCGAGGTCGAGAAGGTCGCCCTGCAAATCTCATCCCCTGGCGGCACGGTCACCGGCGTCGAGGAACTCGCCAACAAGGTCCGCAACCTTAGCAAGCCTACCCTTGCTTACACTGACTCCGAGATGGCGTCCGCCGCCTATTGGATTGGCTCCGCTGCCGACCGCGTCGTCGCCAGCCCGTCCTCCACTGTCGGCTCCATCGGCGTCTACATGGCCATCCCTGACTACTCCGAAGCCGCCAAGATGGCGGGTATCAAGATGGTGGTCATCAAGTCCGGCAAGTTCAAGGGCGCCGGCATCGAAGGCACGAGCCTCGACGAAGGCCAGATGGGCAACCTCCAAGAGGGCGTCGACACGATCCACACCGAGTTCAAGGAAGCCGTGAACATGAAGCGCAAGATGGTGAAGGCCGAGGCCATGGAAGGTCAGGTCTTCTCCGGCAAGCAGGCCGCCGCCCAGGGCTTGGTCACTGGCTTGGCCGACTCCTTCAACGACGCCCTGCGCTCGTTCTAATTCCATTCCAAGCAAACATAAGATGACCATCGAAGAACAGCTGCTCGCCGCCAACGCCGCTCTCTCGGGCCTCACCGCCGAGCGCGACGACCTCCGCACCACTGTCGAGAAGATGACCGTCGGCGCCTCCGCCGAACTGGAGTCCCTCAAAGTGGAAGCCGCCGCCAAGGACGCGAAGCTCGCCGAACTGACCGCCGCCCTCGAGGTCGCCGTCAAGGAGTCCGAATCGTTCAAGGCCCTCGTCGCAGAACACGAAGCCTCGAAGGTCAGCGCCTCCAAGGAAGCCGCCAAGATCGTGGCCTCCGTCGGCGTCGCCCCGGTCGAACTCAGCCCTGCGGATAGCAAGCCTACCGCCGAGGCCGTCGACCACCTCGCCACCTTCCTTTCCCTCCCTGTCGGCAGCAAAGAGCGTAACGACTACTTCGCCGCCAACAAGCACGCCATCATCAAGGCCTGCATCTAATTTCCCTCAACCCATCATAACCCCCTAATACACTACTACTGTGGCAAACTCCATCGCGAATGCGCCGGCCATCCTGGCCGAGTCGGTCATCCAATCTCTCCGCGGCAAGCTCCCCGCCCTCCGTGCCTTCTCCAGCGTCTTCACCGCCGCTGAGTCCGCCTCGGGTCGCACCGTCCAAGTCCCGCTGATCGGCGTATCGACCGCCACGGAGTTCGGCTCCGGCGGATACCTCACCCAGGACGACGCGACGATCACCGCCGCGAACGTCACCCTGAAGCACTTCAAGGTGTCGTCCCGCTTCGCCCCCCTCGACGTGAAGATGTACGGCGCGCAGTTCCTCTCGGGCGCTTTCGTCCCGACCGCCGCCAACGCCCTCGCTGAAAAGTGCCTCGCTGAAATCGGCGCCCTCATCACGAACGCCAACTACAGCTCGAACGTCGACACCGGCGCCGCCCTCACCTACGCCGAAGTCGTCACCGCCAAGGGCGTGCTCGACGCCGCCAAGGCCGCCGAACCCCGCGCGTTCATCCTGAACCCGACCTACGCTAACGGCCTCCTCTCGGACGCCACCATCATCGGCAACTCCGTCCTCGGTGCCGGCATCCTGACCTCCGGCCAGATCGGCACCCTCGCTGGTGCCGCCGTCTACCAGTGGAACAGCCTCCCGACGAACAGCGAAAACCTCGCTGGCTTCGCCTGCGGCGCTGACGCCATCGCCGTCGCCTCGGCCCTCCCGATGTCCGAAATCCCGGGCTTCGAAGTCGCCAACGCCGTCGACGCCGACACCGGCCTCGGCGTTCAGGTCCTCATGGGCCAGGAACAGTCCGGCTACTACAACGTCACCGCCACGCTGTTGTTCGGGGCTGCCGTCGGACGGGCGACCTCGCTCCACCGCCTGAAGACCGCTGCCTAATAGCGGCCACAGGCTCGAACGAGACCCCCAGCAATGGGGGTCTTTTTTTGTCCCCCTACCAAAGCGGGCAAGTATAGGATGAGCCTTTACTCTGAGTTTCTGGCGGACGCGAAGGAGATGATCGCGGACTTCGGCGTTGCCGGGTCGGCCAACTCCGGGGCCATCACCTTCTCCTGCCTCATCTCCGACCCCGCCGTCTCGACCGTGCTCGAATCAGGGGGGTATATGGAGCGGACCCAGTACACGGTAAGGCTCCCCGCTGTAACGGCCTCCTGGAGCCAGCCAGACGGGTCTATGGGGGCATCGGCGGCCCTACTGTCCTCGGGTGCCCCCATCGCCAGCCTTGCCCAGGGCAAGAAAATCGTGGCCGGCGGGAAGACCGTCCGCATCACGACCCAGACCTACAAGCCCGGGTCGGCATGGATCACGCTCGTCGTCATCGACGACAACCAGTAACCCCTGTGGTCAAGGTCTCAATCGAACCAAAGTCTCAGGCTGAGTTCATGGCGGCTTTGACTCAGTTTGCGGCAAGCACTGGTCAGACCATGAGGGACTCGGTGCTGGAGCAAGCCGCCCTTGCTTGTCAGGACGCGGCGACCTTCACCCCTCCGCTTCCCAAGGGCGGGGGCCGCGGCCTGTCTAAGGCGGCCCAAAGGGCGGGCGACAACGCCGTGGCCGGGGACATCAAAAAGATGTTCGTGGCCGCCAACGACCGTAGCTCGAACTCCGCTGCCGCCATCCTGACCAACCAATTGGCCTACGCCACCAAGACCAACGACGTCGGCCTGTTCAACAAGGTCATCGGCAAGGGCTCACTCCAGGCGCTGAAGAACCTCCCGCCCATCATGCGTAAAATCGCGAATGACCGCGACTACGACCGGGCGTTCAAGAAGGCCAAGAACTACTTTAACACGACCAACCCTGTGATGACCGATTACGGTATGGGGTTCGTCAATGAGCTGCGCCCTCCGCACAACCGCATCAAGGGCAAGTTCGGAGGCCGCATCGGCAAGTCGGTTCGACCCGTCAAACTCAAGATGCTCGTCGAGTCCAAGTCCGAACTCGATCAGTACATCCGCGACCGCCAAGCAATGGTCGGCATGATCAAGGCCGGCTGGGCCTCCGCCCTGCGCTCACTGCCCAAACCTGTCATCAACGGCGTCCCCAAGGACTTCGGCGTCAAGCTGCTCAAGGTGGCTTGGATTAACCGACACAACAAAGTTCGCGGGACGAGCAGCGTTCTATCCAATGACAAGGTCATTGAACTGACCGTCACCAATGCACAGGGCAACGTGAACGGCATCGCCACCGACGCGGACGTGCTCGGCCTCGTCTACGCTAACCGTGTCAAGCAGATGAAGGCCCGCTTCGAGCGCCACATGAACAGAACCATCCAGCGTGCCAACCGCCGCTAACCACTTATGGGAACCAAGTCCATCCGCCACATCGTCGAGGCCACCCTCGCGACCTACCTCTCCACCCAGACCGGGCTGACCGCAGTGGCCTTCCTGACGGGCGACAGCGCCGCGACCCAGACCCTGCCCAAGGCCGTCGTGCTCTGCGAGTCGGCCCGGAGCCCTAACGACCTCCCCGAGGGCGAAGGCAACTTCAGCTGCTCGGTCCGCATCACCCTGTTCTCCAACGCCGACGACACGACCCTCGCCGATCACCGTGCCCGCTGTGCCGCCCTGTCCGGCAATATGCGTGACCTGACCTCCATCAAGGCGGCCTTCGTGGCCTCGACCGACGCGGCCTGCTACGACGTCACCGTAGTCTCCGAAGACGAGGGCATCGACGAGCGCTCCTGGGCGACCTCGTTCGCCTTCGACGTGCTGGTCGTCCTGCCCGCCTGACCTAATTCCAATCGGGGCAAATACAAATGGCCGCCATCTCTAACGGAACCACCTGCGTCTACGGTATCGCGGGTACTGTCGCGAACCTCTTCGTTCAGTCCTACAGCCTGTCGTCCTCGTTCAACTCCGAGGCCATGGTGGTCGACGAAACGGGCATCACCAAGACCCACCGCCTTGACGACCGTAAGAGCGAAATCACCATCGAAGGCATCGCCAAGACTTCGTCCATCCCGATCCTCGGCGCCACCATCTCCTTCACGGCCAACACCGCCTCCGCCTATCCGGCTGGCTCGGCTTCGGCTTCCTTCCAGGGCGTAATCACCAAGGTCGACGACAAAGGCACGAACAAGGGCTTCACTTCGGTTACGGTCACGGCCATCGACTTCGAAGGCATCTCCTACGCGTAATTGACACCCCCGAAAGGGGGACAGTCTAGAGGACAGTGGATCGTCGCTTCCTCAACGCCTACGTCGACCCGGCTCCTTTTAGGATTCTGGGTCGAACGCTTTACCCCTGGTGTCTCAAGTACCGCGTGCGCCTTGAGGCTTTCGAATCCCCGCTTGTGGACAGTCACCGCGCAATCACGCCAGCCGACCTTATACTCGCCGTGCAACTGTGCGCCGAGGAACCTATCGGCAAGTTTGGCATCAGGGACACTTGGCGGGTCATCCAGCTGGAGCGAGACCCCAAGGAGTTTGAGCGCCAACTCAGCCTGTTCTCGTCCTACATCCTTGTCGGGCATTGGCCTAAGTTCTGGCAGCAGACCAAGACCAAGGGTGGCAACGGCAAGAACATCCCGTGGCCCTTGGCTATCGTGGCCGGGCTGATCGCCAACGGCATCCCCGAACAGCGTGCCTGGGAGATGCCCGAATGTCAGGCAATCTGGCTGAACACCGCCTTCGGTGTCCGCAACGGTGCCGACGTCTCCATCATGTCCACGGAGGAGGAAGCCTTCATGGCCGACGAGGAAGCCCGGGAAGCCTACTTCGCTGCTTCCAATCCTGCAAAGGAAAGCCCCCCTACGACCGATGGCCCAATCACTTGAAGTTCAAATCAAGGCGACCTCCGAAGTGCCGCAGGCGGTAGACCGTGCCAAGGAGGCCATCACTAGCCTAGAGAAGCGAGCCGCGTCCGTGAAGGTCGGCACGGCTGGAGGAGCCGTCCAGCAGACAGCCACTAAGGCCACCAAGGAAGTCGAGTCTCAGTTCGACAAGATTGGTAAGTCTTTCGGCAACACCATCTCCTCGGTGTTCCTGTCCTTCCTCGGCCCGCTTGCCATCATCTCCGGCATCATCGCCTTCGTCAGCAACTCCATCGCAGAAGCGAAGCAACTTGCTTCTGACGGACTCAACCGAATCGCCGAAGGAAAAAGCAAGATGGTTACCGACGAAGAAACCAAGATGGCTAATTTCTTCAAAGCCAAGGACGCTCGCGAAAAGGAAGAGAGAGAAGTCGCCGCAGGTCGTGCCGAGATGACACTTCGATTTTTAGAAGAAACAGAAGAAGGACGCAAAATCTTAAGGGATAGAACTCGCGGCGCTCCAGGATATCACGAGGGAGCTGTATCCAATGACCCTGAAGTCCAGAGGATGGCCCTTGAAGCCTTCCTTAAAAGTCCAGAAGGGAAAAGGTATGCTCACATGTTTGAGGCAGAAAAGGCAACCAAGGAGAACTCATTCAAGGCCCCCGAGGGTTTCTCCAACGTCGTCGGCGTAGGCGCCAACCCGGTGCTCCAAGCCCTGGACGATTCACTCGCGGAAGCACGGAAGCAGACAGAACTGCTCGACAAGATCGCAAGCAAGGGAGAGCAGAGCACAGCACCCGACTTTACCAAGACAGAACTGAAGGCCCAAGTGGGCGCCTCCATGATGTCATCCCTCTGATTTACGCACATGGCACGCATCGACTACGGCAACACAATGGTGAACGCCATCCTGCAACCAGGATGGAAGGTCCAAGGGGACGGCTACGGCCTGATGACCGGGACTTGCGTCTTCAAGTCCGACCAAGACGGTAACTTCAACGTGGCCGTGATCGGCTCGTCACACCCTAGCTCTTCGTACTCGTATATGAAGGCCCATAAGGTAGGGGTGGCTTACGACGCGTTGAACATCGCCACCATCACCGTGGACTATGTCGGCGTCGACTCGTCCTACACGGGTAGCAACAACAGCCTCCCGCAGATGATCGCCAGCAACTCCCTAGGCTCGGAGAACATCACGACCCACATCAACTTCCTAGATCAGGCTGCGGGCTGGGAAGGCCCCATCGCCGGACGTGGTGACGCGGGACCAGGGGAGACCCCTAACTACCCCGAAAGCGACCTAGGCCCCACGGTCAAAGGCCCAACGGGTGGCCCCGTCAAGTCCCGCCTAGGCGACAACGGTGCGTGCTTTGAGAAACAATCCGGCGGTCGCTTCATCGGCTTCGTCGACCCCGAGGTTCGCGAACTCTACGGCAAGACCAATTACCTCACCCCGACCACGACCTTCTCGGGCTTCTTCTACACGACCGACACTTCAGCGCCGGCCAAGTTTGTCGACCTGCTTGGGGCATCGTCCAACAACGGAACTTGGGGGGGTGTGTTTGCTGTATCCATCATCCCCTCCTATGTTGGTGCCGGTGGCGACGGCGAGTTTGGCCCTAAGCTGCTTCTCTCCAACGCCAACATCGAGCGCTACGCTGGGTCGGTGCTGAAGATTTCCTACGAAGTCCGCTATACCAACGAAGGCTGGAGCCGTAAAGTCTACTACGCCGCGACCACCTAACGCCATGGCTATCCGCAACGGTGACGGGTACGTCTTCTCGACGACCAACAATCAATCGACGCTCGGCATACAGAAGGAGTTCGCCGATATGTATGACGGCGCCGTGCCTCCTGACGTGTGCAGTCCGTTCAAAGTCAGGAACGTCAAGGAGGTGACCGAGGATGAGTCGAGCATCGTCACCTACGAAATCTGCCCGGGCACGATTAACAACCTGATGCCTCAGGTCTATAACGAAGTCTCAGAGGAGTTCGAGTATCTCGACGACCTGACGGAAGGCTTTCAGCTCATCCTCGAATTCGACGGAACCTCATCCTCCCTGGTCTACCTCCGCGTAGGCCCGGACGCCACGACCAACGCCTTCCCCCCGGGCGCTCCTATCGGCACCAGCGACCCTGACGATCCGTATCCCCGCATTTATAACACCGGCGGAGCGCTGCCAGCCGACACCGACACGCTCGCGTATCTGCTCATCGCTAAGGTCAACGCCCTCGGCGACGGCGTCTATTCCGTCGACCAGTACGTCACCGGCTCGCTCTGGGCTGACCGCATCAAGCTCGAAGGCATAACCGCCAAATACTTCTACGCCCGCATCTGATGGGCGAAGTCATTGGCCAGTCTACGACGGGCACCTACTCGACGTGGGGCAAGTTGCGCTGTCCGCTGATTAACGGCTACGACCAGTTCACCACGGACGCGAACGTAAGTCCGCAGCCGCACAACCTGATAATCGACTCAGGGTTCCACCCAGACGGCGGCCTGTTCCTCCGGGTCGCTCAATGGCCGCAGACGACCGAGTGGTTCGACGTGGATAGCAACCTTGAAACGGAATACGACGGCCCTATCGTGGGCTTCTATGACGTGACATCGGTCAAGGACTCTCACTTCAGCGTCGGCGCTTACAACTGGTCAGGCAATGGTGATATCGGCGGCTGGGAGAACAATTATACGAGCATCAATAACTTCCTCGACCAAGGGGATATTGACGACTCGCTCATCGGCCTGACGGTTACCTATGACTCGGGAACCTTCGTAACCGACGCGAATGCCTTCACTCAGACCCCCACGACTTCGCCTTGGCTGGGTCAGGCTATCGGGGCCAACACCATCACGGCAGTCTCGGTTATCGACACGTTCACGGCCTTCTGACCCCCCTTCCAATCGGGGCAAGGTTAGACCCGATGAGCTGCTCTAACACCGTAACCGTCTCGAGGGGCAACACCTTCGCCTGCACGTTCTCCTGGACGCCGGGTGCCACGGGGCCTGCCGACTTGCTCACCACGACCATCAGTTCGTCGCTCGAAGACCGTCAGAACAACGTCTACGCGATGACGATCACCAAGGCGGTCGACGGCCTGTCCTTTACGGTTGCCTACCCGGGCGACACCGCCAGCTGGGCCATCGGCCTAGGCCGCTGGGACATCAAGTTCGTCTTCCCCGGCTCGACGGTTTCCCGCACCGAACTCTTCCGCGTCAACGTCATCGACTCCGTCACCGTCTAAGCGCCGACCATGCCTGACGCGACGATCACTTCGACGGCCTCGACCTTCGGGACTATCTCGGGCACCTTCGCGGCCGACCAGTCCACGGTCAC